GGTCCGAAATGAGGGACTTACCCAATCCATGCACCACAGGCCCGATGAAATGGTGGGCCCCATAGAAATGGGTGGCAAGTGTGGCTGTATTACAGACCACCTCGGCTGCTTGCTGACGATACACAGTGCCTTGGTCCAACTCAACCATCCTTTCGTAGTGGTCTGAGGGGTAGAGACTGCGCACGTATGAACGTGTGCGCTCAAGGGCAGCCAGACCCATGTACTTGTCTGCATCCACACTGGCTGCGTGGTACTCTTCGGCCAGCTCATCCCAAGTTGGGAACTGAACTCGCTGGTACTCTGCCGGCACACTGTCCTGCAAAATTTTCTGAAGGATGGGAAGCTTTTCTTCAAATTTCTCTTTCCCATACCAGAAGTACTCACGGGCGGCAGTGGTGACGCGGTCTCCGGCATCCATGTAAGGATGTTTCTCAGACGGTATTGAGACCATGAGCATCTTGCCGATGGATGCCTCCTCAAGTGGGGCCACATAACCACCAAGGTCCTCATCAAACCGAAAGCTACGCTTCAGAAAAGTCACGTTGTCAATGTTTCGAAAAGGAATGTCCCCTGTGGATTTGTCTGCCGCTGTGTACGTAACACCGATTGCAGCAAGTTCTCGAGAGATGTTGTTGTGGTTGAACCATTTGAGAATGGTGTCCTTCGTGTCGTCGTCTCCGTATGTGATTTGAGTCACAAACATGCGATAGTCCCGGACATCTCCATTTGGATGCAAACCCATGTAAGCATATCTGCTGTACAAGGAGTTCATGATGCAGTTGATCACAACAGTGAGGGTGTGGCCGGACGGGTTGTGCCCAAAGAATTCGAACAAATCTCCATCGAACGCGACAAAGCAGAACGCGATGTCTTCCCCAAGACACTCAATAGCACGAAGTTGCTCTTCAGAACCACCACATCTCTTAACAATTTCGCGAATGGTGCGAAACGCCTCGAGGATCATGGCGGCTTCAGCTTTCAAATCGTACCACTGGTAGTCACTGTCAATCTTTCCACCTTTCCCGGACCGCAGGAGCTGCATGGCTAGTAGGTGCCACTCTTTGGATTGAGCGACCATACCAGGAGCAGCCTCAAACAGCATCTTGTTCTTCATCATGACTCGCACAAAAAGCGCAGTGTACATGCGGGCAACGATACTGTGATCCACGGGTAAACCATTGATTGCTCTAGTCTGAAAGTTTTCGACTTTCTTCCGCGAGCGCGGTTCATCCTTGTTGTGTTTCACAGCAATGGGACTGGCGCGACGCCCATTAAGGTAGCGGTCGCGCATCCTGTTGGCCCGTTGCAAAACTGGGGTCTTGAACGTGCGCTTGACACTGTACAAGTCATCTGGAGGAAGATCTACCACAACTTCCCTCTTAGACTTGAGAACAGGGAAACCTGCACTGGTGGCAAAATTCATGCTGTCTAGGAACCTTGTCCCGGGAACACCATTGATTGCGGCTTCTGAACTGAGAACGGTGGCGATTTCTGCTTTGTCCTCATCAGACAGACCGGCCATGATTTCATCCACGTAAGCTTCAGAACACTTCCGGAGCTTGGCTTCATCTGTGGTGCGTGTGTGCTGGAGGATTGGCAAGAGTTGGTTCCTGCCGACCCGCCAACCGGCCATCGGGGGTGCAAAATGTTCCTGGGTGTAACCAGATTGCTCAGCTGCATCGGCCAAGATGGTCCGCGTAACCTGTGACTTTCCATTTGTTCGGGGGAGTGTCGTGGTGCCATAGTTGTTTATGGAGCACTCATCCTCGACCCACGAGATCGGACTCTTCGGATGATTGGGTCCAAACGTGACAGTCTGGTACTCACTCTCCAAAAGGGGAGCGGCAGGCGCCACGAGGAGGTCACCATAGTGGTCAATGGCTTTTTGGACAACTGACTGGGTGAGGGCCACAGCGTGACACTTCACATCCGGGTCAGAACCCAAATAGTGCAGTCCAACAAGGATTGGACCTCTCCGACTCATCTGCACGACAGGTGTGCCACAGAACCCCACCGAATTGGGGGTGGAGTAGGACCAGAGCGTGAGCTGCCGACCATCAGGAACTGTGGACGCACCAGTGTACGAAACACGGGGCAAATGTGGAGTAGAGAGCGAACCATCATGGCACCGGCGCACGAAAACGCCAGGTGCATCTTGGGTGAAGCTGTCCTTGGCAACAAGTTGCACCATCCTCTCCTTGACTGTGTAGTCTCGGTTTTGGAAGAAGACCAACTCGCTACCCGGGATTCGGAACAACATCTCCTGCGTGTACCTCTTGACCATATTCCTTGACGGACCTGGACCGGGAGGGTCGTAGATGAACGTGAAAGAAAGGTCACCAGTGTCGGGCACGATGTGATTGGCGGTCACGTACAAGTGCCCTCCCAGGCACATGCACACGCCATCAGTACGCCTGACAACACCATCGACCACACGACGAACTTGAAGTGCAAAAACACTCTTGGCAACGATCGATGTGACCTTGGTGTCCTCGAGGGTGTTCCATGATCTAACAAGGGGCGGAAAGTCATAGTCCGCACGAGAGACCTTGTCAGTCTGGTACGGCGACGCAATGACGTCTCCCGCTGGCTTCGGTGTTACACCTGCGGTGAGAATGTCCATCACGTGGGGGGGTTCAGGTGGGGCTGGCACAGATTGCTCAGTCCCCTGTTCATCACCGCCAATTCTGGAGTACATCTTGTACGCAGCATAGCACCCTGCCACAGCGGCCAAAACCGCTGCTAAGCGCTTCAGTCCTGGCGCATATGTGTCACGCAGTTGTGTCAATCCACGCAGAATGGCCGCCCGAACTCTTTCCCGAGTGTATTCAACTGCTTCGGTACGAATCCGAGTGAACAACTCTTCAAGGGTGGGGGCGCGTTCGCGTATGGCATGAACAGCAACTCCAAGAGCCGCAGCACCGCTGACGTAGTACGGAATTCTCGTGTGGGACCAAGTGACTGGTTCCACAACGGAGACTTCGGTGGCTTGAGGTTTGAGCGTGATCTGCTTGGCACGTTCGAGCAAAGACGCCACGAGGGATTCGTCGTCTGTGTCAGACAGGTCCACATTGGGCAGGCATGGGCAATGCATCTCAGGGATTTGACATTTGCCGCACAGGTTGACACTGCGAACTGACTCGAACCCAGAGGACAAGTCAGCCTGTTGGCTCTGAAATTTCATCGCCACAGTGTTGTACCAGGTTAGGAACGCATATATGTTCGTGAAGTCCTTGTAGCGCACCTCTTCAGCAACCTGTTTGATCTCTCCTTCATTTCCAGACATCTTCGCAACCACTCGTCTGACCTGGATGTCCCAAAGATCATAATACCCTCCAATTGGTGGGTTCGGATCTATGTCATCACGAAGGGAGTGTGGGTTGGCGGTGTCTGCGAACTCGACTTTTGGTTTCAAATAGATATTGTACTTGAATCGCCTCTGGACTGCTGCCGGATTGGAAAACCAAACCGAAGCATTGAGGTCAGGTGTGTTGGTCGAGCCGATAACGAAGGTGGGGCGAGCTGGTATCCCCTTATTCTCAATCTCAGCCTGCGGAGGTGCAAACGGAATATTGTTGATGAGGGCGATGATGTCTCGCAAGGAAGGATCTTCAGGAGCCTTCTGGGGATTTGCACAGGCCAAGTCGTCGAGGACAATGCACCATTGCATGGTGCGGTACTGTGTCCAGTAATCGTCCGCAAAGGTGCGAGTGTACTTGAACTTGGTCTCGATGGGTTGCTCTGTGAGTTTGCCATGGTGCACGAAAAGCTGCTCAATGAATGAGGACTTGCCACACGAAGTGGGGCCACACACAAGAACAGCCCAAGGGGCAATCCTAGCAGAACCGTTCGCGGCCCTGGTGAGGTGGCTGGCACGGATAATTCGAAGTCTGCTGAGGGCGGAGCCAACAGCATTCTTTGCATCAGCATCACGCTGGAATTTGAGGATTTCCATGCCTTCCTCTATGGCTTCTTCAAGATCACTGAGGTGGACAGACTCATTGATGGTCTGTTGTCCTGCCATCATGAAGATTTTGTCCTGTTCGAAGATGCCAAAAGCACGATCGACCCACTTGGTGTAGGTCTGTTGACTGTGGAAGAAGGGGCTCAAGGAGTTGTTCTTGAAGCACTGTCCGACTCTATCCACGATGTACCTGACAAGGTCGAGAACACTGGTGACAAAATCGGCTTCCACAAGGACCTGCTTCATGCCAGCACTGTAGGCCTGCAAGAGTGTTGCAAGGTCGTGTCCAATACCGGACTTCATGAGCAGGGCCGAACTCGTTGCCAAGGTGGCCGCACGGACAAGCAAGCGATAAAGAGGGAGGCTAGTGCTACTTGTGAAAGAGACACCAAAATCCGGGTTTTCGTCAGCTTGCTCTGTGATTGGGAGGCTCTTGATGAGTTCCATGGCTTTGTGTGTTACTGAGTCTCCTGCAAACATCTTGAGTGCACAGACTAGAGACAACATGACATCACCCTTGGTCTTGCTGCGCTTGAGAAGCGCGTGCGTCAGAGCAATGGTCTCAAGGATGGAAACTCCTTCTTTGATCGTGTCCTTAGAAAGATTCTGCAGGACCGTGGTCGGGTCGAATTCCATAACTTCAGACGCTTGCTCGTGGAAAACCACGGTGTGCATCTTGACATCCACATCTGAGCCAGGGACCGTGTACTCCGTTTCAGTAAAGTAAGGCCCTTTGGGAACAACATCGCGCACATGGCGCGTGATTGTGACACGATAGTCGTGCCCCTGAGTGGGGCAAGTGATGACGTGTTCAAGAATGATGGTCCCACTCGGTGGGGGGGGCGAGGGAAAACGCGAGGGACGACACTTAAGTTTGAGCTTGAAGATTGTCCCATCGCGAGGCCTGCGGTTGGGTGGCCTTGCCACCTCTGGTGGGCGAATGTCTGCCCGTGGCCTTCTGTCGCCGGGGGGGGTTTGGGCCGGCCGATCTGGAATGATCAAGGCCGAAGGTCTGCGCCTCTGAAAAGAAGGGGCGCGGGTGTTGATGTTGGAGGATGGGGTTGAGCGCCTGTTGGGCACTCGGGGGGGGGGGGTTTGGTTGCTGCCGGAAGAAAAAAAGGAACGAATGGTGTGTTGTGGCATGCTTGCCCACATTCATGATTGCCGTTACATGGCAGGCCCGTAAGCAAAGTTGAGGGCTGGATTCCTGTTAATCCGGATTTACATCTCCATCGTTAGAGATTACCAGAATTTGATATGTGTCAGTACTTGATAGGTTTTTGTCGTTGATCACCACAACCTGTGACGCTTACACTGGTTGTTTCACATTCGGGTTGACTGTCTAGCGAACGTATCGCTATAACAATTATTACCGTGGGCAAAATGACGTTTCCTTACATCTTTCATGAGGGTTCTCATAGGGAAATTCAAATGTGGGTTTTTGCTCAGCTTCATGGCTACTGCCTCAGAGTGGCAGCGGGCACTGTACCACCAAGGACGGTATGGTGGCAGCGACAGTAGCGCTTTGAAAGAGCGGTGCCGCACGGTTAAGTGCGGACTTGTAAAGCTTTTGAAAAAAAGGCAGTAAAACGGGTATTGCTGGGATCAGTTCTGTTACCACAAAGGATTGAGAAAAGGCGGTCAATGACCGCAAGCAAAAGAGATAAACAACACGGAGTGTT